TTTTGCCTGACGGTCTACATCCTCCTTAGAAGCTGTAGCCGTGTTTAGATACGAGCCAAACACATTTTTGTGCTGCTCGTTCCAGTTGGCAAAAACTGAGTTAAATGTAGGACGGAGAGGGGTCATGTAAGCATCCCAGAGAGAAACTCATAACCTTTTTTTGCCCCCTCCACCGCAGAAGGAACACCACTGAGGAACGATAAGGCGGTTCCTATGTTTTGTAGCGATCTGTTAGAGGTGACCTCTGGAGCCGCACCCCTAGAAGATAACGGAGACCCGTAAATAGAACCTAAGAACCCTGATAACTGCTCGTATGGTTGTCTCTGCCCAAACTCGAACCTCTGCATGGATTCCGCGAGCGGTTGTGCAGAGATAGCCTCTCGCATACCGCCAACCCTTGCCAAAGTCTCACTAGGCGCAAGGAACCCTTGATAAAGACTAGGCAGTGTCCTAGCGTAAGTACCGACATCGCGCTTAGCAGCCTCTTGGAAGCCGCGCTCTCTTGCGTAGTCCTGTGCTGTGATCGTAGCCGATACATCCCCTAAAGCTCGCGTATAGCCCTCTGTAGCCCTCTCCTGCGCCCTTTGCATTGCTCCTGATCCATAACGACCAGCCGCAGAGTATTGCGAGGAAATCCCTGGGAGAACCTGCTCACCAAACTGTTGGGTAAGCGGACGGGTTGCCGCGCTTATCATCGCGTCACGGTATGGGCTACCAGACAAGAAATCACCTTTTGCGGTTTTTTCTAAGCCACGCAGCCCTGTCATAAATGCACCACCGGCCTCTTCGAGGAACGGGGTCGCCCCTCTAGCATACTTAGTGAGGTTTGAAAGCGCCTCTAAAGTCTCTGCAGAAGGAGGTACATAAGTTCTTTCTGGGAAAAACTCTGGCCCTGGGCCTAAGAACAAACTCCGCGCTCTGCCCAGTGCTTCTTCGAGATAAGGCGCAATAATTGGGTCTATGTTAGAGGTTCCTTGTCCAGCAGGTAGTGGGCCACCAGTGGGAGCCGTATAAGCACCGCCAGACATTCCCGCAAGCTGTTGTTGAGTAAGCCCTGACAAAGCAGGAACCCTAGAGATTTCAGCAAGGGTAATCCCCAGCTTCCGCAGTTCGCTACCGGCCTGCTCTGTAGAAAGTCCCGCAGATGTCGCCGCTTTTAGAAAGTTCTCAATTGACTGAATACGATTATCACCCGTAGACAACGCAACAGCACTTCTTGCCGCAGCTAGTGGGTTTGTAGCACTAGGTGCTGGTGCAGCAGGAGCAGGAGCAGCAGCAGGAGCAGCAGCAGGAGGAGCAGGGGCGGGTGCAGGGGCAGGTGCAGGAGTAGTTCCAGTTAAAAATGACGGAGCCTGGGCAAGTTCTACAACATTTGCCCCACTCATTTGGAAACCCGAAGGAAGCCCTAAACCAGCAGCATTGGCGTTCACATAAGCCGCGATAGTATCTGGCGAGGCTCCTGCGCTTATCCCATATCTTGCGGCCTCCTCAAACCTTCCAGAAGCAACTAGGTTTATGAAGTCGTTTAACTGTTGTTCGGTTACCATAATTACCCCACCAAAATATAAGCGTAAGTTTTGTTTGCGGTGTTATTGCTGAAGTGCGAAATAACCGCGCTACCTTTTGTCTGCGAACTGACATACACATTACTATAAGCATACGGCGCTATAAACTGCACCGTTATAAAACACGTTGGCGTTTCCGGTATCGCAGGAGTTACCCCAGCAGAAGCAGACACCGCAGGGAAATGCTCGAAAGAAACATCTGTGCTTGTTGGCCTCCAGGCGATCTGGATATAGTCGTCAGAATCCACATCAAAAAACACCATCGTAGCCGCAATAAGCTGAGACGGTTGCCCACTAGACTTTCTGGGCTTGATGCCAAACTTACTGTTTGACTTGTTTATATTAGAACCGTTCTTCTTAAACCAAATGTCAATACTATGCACATCGTTTGCAGTGTTGACCACTTGGATCGAGAACTGAATCGCATACTTTCCAGGGTTGCGGAAATTTATCTTGCTTCCGTCTGTAAGATAAACCCCATTGCTTAAGTCTGTGGTATCTAAACCCAGAATACTCTCTAAGCCAATCGTGGTCGCCGCCTGATCGTTGTAGTCCGAGAACTGTGCATAAGGCGCTGAGTCATCCTCTGCAGCATCCGAGAACGGAATCAGCACGATCTTAGTATCTACAGAGATACGCTCGTCAAACAATGTTGTACTTGTAACATTTCCGGTATCAAACGTCACCAAGCCGGTATTGTTGGTTTTCCCATCCAGCACCAGATTTAGAATCTCCGCAACTGTTCGCGGATCACCACCAAACGGAGGCAGTTTGCGAAACTGCATTAGCGCATCCCCGCAGACTGTATATCCACCTCAACACCGATTGCCGTAGTCCAGTCACCGTTAGGCTCTGTCTGCAACCTGTGATACCTGCCCAAAGACCGCAAGCCCACTCGGTTCTCAGAATCCGCAGCTACTAGAGAGCCAAAGTTTACTTCCGCAGCTAAGTTCATACGGGAAGCCACCGCAACACTCGCAAGTCCGTTATCCACAATTGGCCTAGCAAGAGTCACCATGCTCATATTCTGCTCTGTAGATATGTCACCAGTGGTAATCCTTGCTACCTTGTTAGGGCCAGAGAACGAAATAATCTTGCCGTTCTTTACCCCACCTAAGAACATCTTCCCACCTAGCCATACCCGCGCGTCTAGGGAGGTCTGTAAGTCATCTAACGATGCTGAGAACTGATTTAACTGCTCTTGTGTTACACCAGGCGCAGCAATGTTAGAAATAGCGTCTACGGTTGTCTCCGCAAAACTCCACTTCTTTGTCAGCCAATGGTAAATAATTAGCCTGTAGGTGTTGTCTATGCTCGGATAACCCCAAATCACCAAAGATCTAAACGGGTCTATAGAGGCAGACATCTCCTCAATTACCGACTCCTCTAAAGTGGAGAAAAAATGTCGGTTTATTTTTTCCGCACCGATAGGCTCTAATCTTTGCCCATCGCACGACCAGAAACCATCGTCCGCAAGGAAGTAAGTTATCCCCTGCCACTGAACCACAGAGTTGCTTTCAAAACAGCCTATATTGCTGGCGATCTTGTCAAACTGGAATACAAAAGGACTTCCCGCGTAAGACATCCGCACAATAGCTTTTTCTAACAGCACTAAGCCAAACTCGCCACCAGTCAACCCAACAACTCTGCCACCATCAGGGACGACCTGCGTGTCTGATTGTGTAACCGCAGACTCTAACCACGTCTGTGGGTTGTTTATTCCAGACCACTGCACACCATTTGACTCTGTGCTGGTATTTCCCACTACAACAAAATCCCGAACCACCGTAAGCAGCTTTGCGGTAGGCGCAGAAGCGTCTAAGTCTTCAAAGGTTGTTGTAGTCGCTAAGTCTACATATTGCAACTTGTTTAGCCCGTTAGCCGCAATTAGGAAATTACCAAACTGGGTAAAACGCCACTTTTCCGTCTGCGAATATGTAGCACCAGCATTTTCTAGGTTGTTGTTTGCAGAGTTAAACAAGAACAGTTTTGTCTCGCCACCCGCATATAACCGAATGTTCCCGCTAGGGTCTACTGCCTGCACCGCATTGTTTAACTGCTCTGGCGCAGCGTTAGAATAGTCCTCTTCTTCTGGAAATGGCCCATACCCTACAGCTTTGGGAAATACATTGCGAGCGTTAGAAAGAGCGCCTACTACCCCAGGCTGGTCTGGTAGCCACTCCGAAAACTCAACTTTTGTTATTGCCATGTATTTTGCCCTGGTTGAATCTCAGTCCAAACATTGCCATCTGCGGGAACCGGAACCCAAGTGTTAACCTCGTCTGCAACTGGCCCCCACTCTTCCCCGAACTTATACGGAATCGCACTTAAAGAACCATTTGCAGTCACTACCGCACGCAGAGCCATAGTATTTATAACATTAGCCGCCAACTGCCCCTCACCAAATATGTGAGCAACAGCCTCTAAATTCATCCCCGCAAGGGCAGATAACTCACCGAATCCTGTGATAGAACCGGATACCGTCCTAGTCCTATCTGAACCCGCTACAAGCGTTCCTGTGCCTGTTATGACACCCTCTACAAGCCTTACCCTTATGCCATCCGCAGAAAGGCTACCAGTGCCGTTTATCACGGCCTCTGCGCCCATTACCTTGTTCAGAGAACCGTTAAGCTCCCCAAACCCAGCAATATCTGCCTGAATTTCTCGCACCCTGACAATGCTCGCCGTCAGGGTTCCTTCCCCGAAAAAAGAGGCTTGCGCGTCTATCGGGAGTCTAAAGTCTAGGTCTGCAAAGAGATTGCCTATGCCCTGCACTTGCCCCGCACCAAGTTTGGCACAGGCTGTGTTCCAAATATCTGAATCTAGCGAAAACTGGAGAGAGTCTAAGTCTCCAAAAATGTCCAGCCCTTCAAGCGTAAAAGGCCCACAAACACCCTCTGGTGTCCAGTTGTTATCGAGACTGAAGGGTAAGGAATCTAGCGCCCCAAACTGGTCTAGCTCCTCCAGCGTTAAGAACATTAGTCAAGGCTTGCGGTCAAACTGCCGGTTGCGATCTTTAGAACGTCACCAACCTCCACAGCCCTTGAAGTCGTAAGAGGCGTGTGCATAAGCAGATTCCCGCTTGATAGCGCATCCAAAAGACCGATATGGGAGATCGTTCCCCACTGTGCCGTAGCCTGGGGGAAGGTGACATCCGCAGAAGAAGTGACAATGCCCGCCGTAGCGGTAGTGACATTCAGAATCTGGCGAACATAAGAGCCACCAGAAACCTCTGTGCCAGAGTTGTCGTCGCCAGGATTGGACGTATACAGACCGACATAAACAGTGGTCGGAGAGGTGAAAGACTCGTTGCGGAGAACGTGGTCTAACAGTTTGTTTTCGAGATAGTTCGATAGTTCAGCCATAATTACCCCACACTCATAGAAATAGGAACACCGGCATATTCTGCCGCATTGTCAGACTCAGCCAAGGCTTGAGCCGCACTACCGTACAGATTCAACCACGTCTGTAGCCGCGCATCGTTCATAAGATAAGGCTCTGCCTCTAGCAAAGAGCCATACAGAAGCGCATCTGGACAGACCGCCATAAATACATTGCTAGGATTGCTGTCCGACAACGCAGGCGGTTTAGCGTAATACAACATCACTACAGAATAAGTCGTATCTGGGACTGGAGATAAAACAAACTCCAGCCCTGCCTGCGTGTAGAACAGAGGCTTTCTTACTTCGTGTGACATTGTGTCACGGGTTAGCGCAGACGGTGAAACATAAGAAAGAGGCGTTTTCGGGGTCGTGTCTAAGTAGAGATCACGAATCCCGATAAAGTCGCTGGGAAGCCCGATTGTCTTGTCGCCGCCAGTAGTGGTGGTCGTTACTGTCTTTAGCATCTGCCGAATCCGCAACTGCCTTGCAAGACGGACTTCAGCCAGGGTAATGAACGTGGGAATCTGTGCTGTTAAGTCACTTCTTCCGAGGTAGTTTGCGACCGTTGTCTTTAGGTCGCTGTAGTTTGTTAGGCTCATGTTTTACGTCATCCCAGCTAAATGTGTATTGTCCGATATGCCCGATTGTCTTGCTTAGATCGTGGTCTACCCAAGTCTCAAAACCAGCGTCATGCGCCGCAACGCAGAAATGCACATCTTCCCCAAGAATCTTGCCGCCAGGTAGCTCGTAAAAGTAAAACCAAGGTTTCGGTGTACGCTCGAAAACCTTGCGCTTTACTAACATTACACCGCAGCCAATCGCGGTAACTCTCTCGATTCCTGTCTTGTTCTTGCTATCTACGGGAGTCCAGTGGTTTTCTTTCTTCTCGTAGTCAATCGTCAGATTCTTAGCTGTTGGCCCTACAGGGTGCGTCCTCGTTGTGGCATTTACCCCAACAATGTCCTTGTCTAAGGAAAGCAGCCGTTCTATCGTGTTCTTAGGGAACCGCATATCTGCATCTACCCAGAGAACATAATCCGCACCTTCTTCTAGCGCGGCCTCTGCTAACTTGTTCCTCTGGTCAAAGATAAGCGTCCCAGCAACCGTGTAGATCGCCTGTGAACCGTCTCTAAACCTGCTGTCGTACCCGCACATTGTTGCGAGATCGAAAGCAGTTCCAATCATCATATCCCCGCGTGAAGGGATACAGATCGCAACCTTCATTAAATCCTCCCTGGTCTGCTCCTAAAATGCCTGTTGTCTGGATGGTTTAACCAATCCTTAAACTTCTTCTGGTCTACAACGTGGAAGCCACGCATTAGACCCTTTGCATTTAGGTCGTGTATCACAGCCATTGGGAGTTCACCGATATGCGACCACTCGCCCCATCTGGCGCGTTCGTCGGTTTGTGCATACCTAGCTTTGTTTCGTTCGACTATCTCTGTTACATCCTGAGATGTCTCTATGAGAATCCCACCGTTGCCATCATCCGCAACAACCTGGGTCAGTATTCCATTGTCAGAAAGTGTTGCTTTCAAGCAAGCTCCGAGATAGGGGGCAGTTACCCACCCCCTATTCTACAGTTTACAGCGCAAAGTTCAAGTCAGCCACGATACCGTGTGCGGCCTCGTTCTTCACTTCCAGAGTCAGTTCAGCAAGAATCTGGGTCTTTTCGGCATCGCCGACTTTTGCCAGGTCGTTGGTCTGGAACGGACGCAGGTAGTTCATGCTTGCGTACTCGGGATCGAGAACCAAAGCATCGCGAGTTCTCATAAAGCGAGATGGGATGACCTGAAGTACCCCAAAATCTGACTGATATAAATCAGCCCCGGCGAGGATTGTGACCTTGCCGGTTCCCTGAGTGTTGATACGATGCTGGGCAATTCCCGTAAATTCCGAAACCTTCTGCTTACCAGCAGGCGAGACAACCAGAACCGAAGGAGTGCCGCCAGCAGTAAACACTTTCTGGACAACATCTTTCAGCAGAGTCTCGGTAAAGGTGCGGGTAGTGCCGTCGGTACGAACAGACACGCCGATTGTGGTGGGATCGCCACCGTCACCAGCCTTGTTCGTGTTGGTCTTGATCCAAGACAGAAGAGCAGCCATCTTGCGAGCAGTAGAACTGTCGCCAGCCGCACGAGCCTGGTTAGCCGTGATAGTTGCCTCTATGTCCCTCTTTATTTCTGAGGATGCTTTAGCAAGTTGATAGGCTTTTTCAGATTTTCTGCCTGCCTTATTTACAGCATCCAGCGTGCCAGAAACCATAACGGTCTTCTGAACAATCTGAGTGTTGTTGCCAAGACGGGTTGTGGGAGCCAGGGTAGCTTCCGTAGCGGTAGCACCTTCTACAGCAGCGTTACCAGTGGTAGCCGCGGCGAGAGAGTCGGTCTGCCACTCATGGAAGGTAGCCGAAGCCTTGCCCTTGCCGATAGACGACATAATAGGCGTGTCAGTGGGGGAAATATCATAAATGATATCGGTGAGGTCTTCACGCAGTCCTTGCGCGGCATAAGTTTTGTACTGAGACATGATTTAATTCCTTTACAGTAAGCGTTCAAATAGTCGCGCCGCATCGTCTTTTCTACCAGACTTCCGCAGCGCATCTCTGGTTTTCTTTACTTCCTGACTCTCTCTAGCCTCTGGCGTAAAGGAGCCTGGTCGCATCATTCTCGGAGCCTGCACAACCTTTTTGGTTGCCTCGGTCTTATTCGCTACTAGCTTGTCGTACTGTGCCGCCTTATACAGCGCCAGCACCGCCCGTGAGTCATAGACCTGTGCAAGTTCCTCGTCAGTAAATCCAATCTGCTTGGCGTAGTTCCGCACATCGTTTTTAATGACTTCACGCTTTGCAGGGTCTGCGAACTCAGGTATCGCGCTTTGCAACTTTTCAGCCTCTCCAGCGAGGTGGGCCTTTAGCCTCTCGGACTGTTCGGACTGTTGTTGCTGTGCAATACGCTGCTGCTCTGCTCTTACCGCCGCAAGCTGTTTATCTTTCTCTGACTGTTCAGCAACCCGTACCGCATAACCGATTGGGTCGTTTTCCTTCAGAGAAGCCAAGTCTTCCGCTTTCTCAGGCTGGGAGAGCATCTGCTCTATAACCTGCAACCTTTGGGCGTAGACATCTCGGAGTCTGTTGGCTTCCTCTATCCGTTGCCGTTCAGCCTCTACAAACTTGCGCTGTTCCGCAACTTCCTGAGTCTTCCTAGTATAGTCAGCAGTCCGCGAATATCCTTTGAGTAGCTCGTCAAGCGGAACCTCAACCTCGTCCTTGCCTACCTTTACGCGGTAGGTGGGGGTCTGCTCCTGCTCTTCTTCTTCCCCGTACTCTTCCTGCTCTTCGCTTTCGATCTCCTGTTCTTCCGCAACCTCTGGTTCGCCTTGCGGCTCCTCTGGTTCCATTAGACTCAGGAAAGCTCCGGCTGCATCGCCGACTGTCTTAACACTCCCCTCTGGGTTGGTGTCCATACTTTCTCCTTAAAAAATCTTCCAGCGCTTCTTGTCTATTTCGGTCTGTGCCGCTATAGATTCGAGTGACGCTATAAATTCTGCTATTGCCCTGTGCTTCATAAGACTGCGTTCCCGCAGGTCTACATCCGTCTCAGGACTGTTGATAATGTTGTAAATATACAACTCTTGTTGTTCTTTTACAAGTTCTTGGAAAAACTCGTCGTTCAGTAGGGTTCTAGCCCTCTCTGCTTTGTTCAAATGCGTCGCTCTCCTGGGATTTCCACATTGCCTGTGATTTCGGCCCCGACCTTGGCTGCTTTCATTTGAGACTCAGCTTGGAACTCCGCAATCTTTAACTGTAGGTTGGCCTCTGCCTTCTCTCGGGCTAACTGTATCTCTGCCGCAGCCTTTTCCCTAGCCAACTGTATGTCTGCCTGGGCTTTCATTTGCTGGACTTGTATGTCGGCCTGCGCCTTGGCCTGCGCCGCTTGAACCTGGGCCATTACTACTTGAACTTCTGGGCTTGCCTGCGGCTGCTGCGCCTGCGCTGCCATCTGCTGTTCTGTTTCTGGAGTGATGTCCTTAAAGAACTCTGCGGAATCAACAAAACCAGCAGCTTCGACAAACCTGCCAAGCGCGGATCTATATTGAGAGAGGCCAACCAACGGGCCACTAACTCCTTGCGTTCCAAGTAGCTGCTCCTGTTTTTGTAGCACCGCAGACAGCATGGTCAACTGTTGCTCACGGGTTCCAGTTCCAAGGCCGACATTTATGTGAATATCGTATTGGTTCTTCCACTCCCTTGGATCTACAGATACATACTTGTTCCGCATCCGCACAACCCTGGGCTTGTCCTGATACTTACAAAGCAGGTGGAGAATCTTAATAAACATCTCCCGCACACCTGTTTCTGCAAATACTCGGGCGATTAGCTCGATCCTGCCTGCTGCGACATTTTGCATTGCCGCAACTGCTGCTGCCGTGGTGTTTTGCAGAATGTTGGCATCCAGTCCTTGACTGTTTTGATTTATGCCAGTGCGCTTCTGTTGTACCTGATCCATATACTCCAGCATGGGAAAACTCTGGTTTGCTACCGGAGCCACCGCAAGCTGAGTAACCGCCTGGGGATTCTTAACACGAACTACCCCGCCAGGTGTGACAGTTAGCAGGTCGTCTAAGTTCACCTGACCATCTACCGCAATTACTCGGGCATTGTTTGTCAGATACAGGTTATCCAAAATCTGACGGGTAATCGTGGACTTAATCAACTGTAAGTCCATCGTCCTATCAGCCAAGGAATGTCCGAAAAACTTGTGCGGCATCGGAATGGGGCAAATAGAACAGAATGGGTTGTAGTCTATCTCTTCGTCTTCCAGAATCTCGTTGCCTGCGTAGTAGACCTTCCGCAGTTCTGCGATGCCATCGCCGTCTGTGTCCACCCGAATGTAGCACTCGAATGTCTCTATCTCCTGCATGGCGGTGTTTATCGTCTCGCGGTCTAAAGGCTGCTCGCCCTCGCTATACCGCGCAACCCTCTCAGGCGTGAAGGTCAAATCCTCGTATGTCGGCAGGTTTTCCACCACATCCGCAGCGAAACCCATCGCTACCAGTTCTGAACGGCTTACCAGGCGACGATGGGCGCAGAAAGGTGTATCCCCTATCGTTCTAGCCTTCTTGCTGATAATGAACTCTTCTGGAGGCACGTTTTCTACCCGCACCTGCCCGTACTTTTGTACTTTCTTGACCTTGACGTTGTAGGCAAAGACAGGCTGCATCTGCACCGCAGGCTGGCCCATCTCGTCTAACATAGGTTGCCCCATCATATCCATCGCAGGAGTCGGAACCTCGCCGATCTGGATAGCTTCCTGCTCGACGATCTCTACAGACTCGTCTGCAAGCATGAGGGCGATTTCTTCCTCGTTTAGGTTCTCGTATTCCTCGGTCGTAATGTCTTTCTGGTTATCCCACCAGACCTTTACAATCCCGTTCTTCTGTAACAGTGCGTCTTTGAACCAAATGTTTAAGACGGAGAAACCTGGGTTGTCACGGTAGAACACCCAGTTTAGGTAGTCTGTTACCTGTTTGGCGACTTCCTCGTCTCCTGGGCCTTGTGGCTCCGCACGGACAATCTCGTCTCCTTGGGTAAACACCCGCAGCAAGGGAGGCAGCGCACCGTCTACAGCCTCCGCAACCTCGCCGGTAACGATCTGTGACCGCCCCTCTACCTCGTTGCCGTAAGGGTCACGGTTATAAAACTGCAAGGCTTTCCTGCGCTGCTCTGTAGTTTCGGTTTCGAGATACCCAAGAGCATTGTCAATTTCTGACTCAATGATCGCTTTTAGTTCGATTTCGGTCATCACACTATCCATTTAGTCGTAACGGTAAGAGGCTTTGCCCAGTTGCTATTTGTATCCATGCCGCAAGCCAAATAGCGGAAACTGTCGCTGCCGTGAGAAGCCCAGTCATGTAAAGGCTTGTCATAAAAAACATTTCGCTTCTCGTCATATTCCCGCCTGTAGTTTCTGAGACAATCCAAACCCTGTTTTACCTGCGGCATATTAAACCAGCACCTCGGGAGCAGCCTTCTCACGGCCTGTATGCCGTCATCCACTCCCAAGCGGGGTACTACTGTGCAATCCAATCCAGCCTCTCTGAGAACCTCTAGGCGGCTTCTACCAGTGCCTAGTTCTCTGACTTCCACATCGTGAGGCAGGAGCATCTGGGCCTTGTGCCAGTTCCTGTTTGTCAGTTCCCGCACATACCAGTCTAAACCCTGCCCGTGGTTCTCTATATAGTCTAAAAGCCTGACTTCCTGGCCTGCGGCTTGAGCAATCCATATTGCCGTACTGTCGCCCACCCCCAAATCCCACGCCGCAAAGGTTTTACAGAGGTCGTCCCTTGGGATTTCCGCAAAATGGTTATCAGGGAGTTCGTTAAGAATTTCCCCGTAATAAGAGCCTTCCACCGGACTGTCGAAAGAACACTCAAACTCCTGAAAATACTTTTGATCCCCCATTTCTTTTCTTGCAGCCGCAAGCTCGGCTTCAGGCACGATGCTTGTTTCACTAGCCTTAAACTGTAGTAGCGCCCAGTTATCCTCCGTCTCAGCGCGGTCTCGTAGGTCTTTGAAATGGTTTGCTCCTTTGGGAGTTCCGATAAACATTGCCCAGCCCAAGCGATCCGTAAGAGCAGGACGAATAATCTCGTTCCAGACTTTAGGGTTCATATCCCCAACCTCATCCAGAACTACACCGTCTAGGTATATTCCTCTGAGACTGTCTGGGTTGTCCGCACCGTACAGGCTAACCCTTCTTCCGAAGAAGTCCACCCGCAACTCTGCAATGTTTGCGACCGCGTTTAACGGTCTCGTAAAGTGGGTCAAATAGTCGAAAGCGACTCTTTTGGCCTGGGTAAATGTCGGCGCGATATAGGCATAACGTGGAGACTCCCGTTCGCATTGCAGCGCACCTTTAATGAGGTGGTTGATTGCCGCAACAGTCTTGCCGAGACGACGATGGGCCACGCAGACAACAAATCGAGTTCTATCAGCAACCTCGTGAATTTCAAGCTGCGCCTCTCGTGGTTTGTACGGTATAACTATTTGTTGGACTGCCATCCGACCGCAATCTGTAGCGGGTTCTCCGCATCGCCGACAATCTTCTGTTCTATCGGAGCCAGCCTAGCGTAGAAACGGTAAAACTCGGTCTGGTTTCTGGGATCAGACTTGGCCCAATCAACCATAGCCTCTAAGCCGCCAAGTTCCTCGAACACCTCTACGATGTTCTCTTTCACCTGCTTGGGTATCTTGTTGGTAGCGCCTTTAGGTCTGCCTGCGCCTGCCCGAGAACCGCCCCAGGATGATTTTTGTTCCTCTAAATTTTCAAGTTCCATCTGTCCGAATCCTTCTCTGGTTGTTCGGTTGTTGCTATTTTACAACAGTTTAGAACTGTTCGTCTTCTTGCATCATTCCCGCACCAAGTAATCCTGTTCCTATCGCGGGTATTGCAAATAGTGGCTGGCCTTTAGTCGTGACTGATTCCCGCATCTGCGGAGTAATGTCCATCTGCCAGACTTCTACGCCGTCCATCTCGGTCTTGCCTACTTTAGCGTCAAACTTCTTGCCGAGTTTCTCTAGTGACTTGGGAAGGATGTTGTCGTAAAAGCCTTTCATTCCTTCACCGCCAATCCGCAAATCATCCCCAGAAAGGCGTTGCGTTTTACCTTGCTGGACGGTCATGACTTTTTCTGCGATTTCTTTACCAACCACATCCTCTAAAGCCTTGCCAGCAAACTCATCGTTTCTGACGATGCCATTCTCAACTTCAAGATTGAGTGTTTTGCCGCCAGCCACATCTACATCTACAAAGTATAGGTTTGGCACTTCCTCAACAGCCTCAACATCAATCTTGTTCACCTGCTTACTCAGGTCATACCGTTCTGCCTGTGTCTTGCCGGTAGTAAATGCGATCTTGTCATATCCCTTTTCTGAGGCTTCTTGTATTGCTCTCTTTAGGGTTAGTTCGTGCCAGGATGTCTTAAAGGGTGCGTTAGGCACTCCAGTTTGAAACTGGTTTGCAGACATAATTGCATCACGCATAGCCTGTTCACGGTTTAAGAAGCCGCTATGACGGCCTAAAAACTGTCCGGTATTTTTGTCAAATGCTTCGTAATACCCTGGGTAAACGCTTGGGTCTGCACCAGGTGGAATTTTTGACTCAATAAATTTAAGGTCAATTTGTTCAGGAGTTAAATCTTTTCCTCTTTGATACCCCTTCTTCCGCCCTGCCTGATGCCAGTCTGACTGTATTTCTTCTATGAACAGAGTCTTCTTCCCGTCTACTACTCTGTCGTTTACCCTCATGTGGGCTAGGATGTTTGGTTGGTCAAAGTGGGAAGAACGATATTCTGGGGTAGTTTCACCACGCAAACTTGCGTCATAACGACTTGCCAAGGCACGATATTCTGCGGTTTCTGCATCTGTTCTTGTCTTGTTAGACAACTCTGTAAGCCTACTTAAATCGGCTGGGTCAAATTCTGGATTTTTAGCTGGCAACGTCAGAAGAATCTCTCGGTAGTTCTCTCCACCTGGCAATTGCCAATTTGCGTATTTGGGCAAATTAGGCAAATTACCAAATGTTCCAGTTACATCATTCAAAACAACTTCTGCCCAGTCAGGGTTGTCTCCTAATTCTGGAAACCTTGTCGTAATTTCTTTATAAGCAGCATAATCATTGTCTAACGCTAATAGCGTAGCATTGTCAGCCATTCCTGCGTTTTGAGTAACAATTCTCATTACTTCTGGAGTTGCGTATTTACTCTGCGTGTTAATTGTTTCTGGTCTTCCTAGCCTCACCTCCCGCACATCTACTCTGTTGGCATTGAGGTAGTCTTGTATGTCAGCTTTGGTTACGGACTGTTTGCCGCGCAGAAAGGTGTCCAAACCAGTCCATTGGATTTCTTCTGGCTTTACTCCCGCAGACTTCTGAATCTGAGCCAAATACTGTTGGCCTGTTCCTTTGTTCTGCAAAGGCTGTACCGCAGCTTCTAACTGACTGTAAAAGCCTATGTCCGACCTTGGAACACTTGGAGTGGGGGCCAGATTAACCGCACCCACCGGCTGCGTTGTCTGTATCTCTCTTACTAAGTCCTGTATAGCCCGCGCAGAAGGTCTAGCCGCAGGTGCGGTAAACGGAACCATACCCGCAATGTCTGCTAGGTATTGCTTATCTGTTGTGATAGGAATACGGGACTGTTGTGGCATCCTGAACAGAGGATCACCGTAGGACATTTTCTCTACTGTTTCCGCAGAGGGAAGCATTAGCTGCCTGACCAGATTCATAACATTTAACTGTGGCGGGAGGAACTCTGGGGCAGCAGCCTGGCCCTCGGTCATGCGGAGCATATCCGCAAGCCTGCCTAACAGTCTGTTTTGCTCTGGTGCGCGTAGATCAGCCATTTACTTTGTCGCCTTGAGAATGAACAGACCGTTTGCCCACTTGTTTAGCAGAGGTCTTTTGTTTTCCTGTCATATCTGCAATCTCTACTTGCTCAGATACTTTTAAGCCCATAAAACCTTAAATCCGTATTAAGCGTAGAAAACTCACCCGCAATCCCTGTTGTGTCTAAATCCCCCGCTACTAGGTTCCTGTAATAGTCTCCGCAGAAGGGTGCATCCTGCGGGTTCGTGCGTGTCGTACCGTGTTCTGGCCTTCCTGTGGTCGCGCAGGTAAAGAATAACAACCCACCAGGCTTGAGCATCCGCACCATGTTTCTAAGCGTCTCTTGGTACGCAGGGTTATGCTCGAAACACTCGCAACTCAGGACTACATCGAAACTGTTATCAGGGAAGTCTAGGTCTTGCCCCGCACAAACTATGTCTACGCTTTCCCCTTCCCCTAGATCGCACCCCGCATAGTCGCAATCTGTGAAGAAGTCCCTAACAGTCCCGTTTATGTTTAGACTGCCTACTTCCAGCACCCTCTTGCCCGTGAAGAACGCGGGATGCTTTTCCTTTACCGCGGCAACAAAGTCTAGTTGTTCCCGATGACTCATCTACCATTTCGTCTTTAAGGCCCAAAACGCTGCGCTCATCTTGCCCTTGGCAATGTTAGCCGCGTGTCTGGCCTTAAATGACTTCCTGCGGGCCTTGTCTGCTTCTGACTCACCCTTCTTAGGTGGTGAGCCAGAAACGCCCTGTTGCCCGAAACGGATGGTTTTAACCTTATCGCCTTCTTTTGCTACAACAACATGGCTTTTAGTAGGATGGTTCGGAGTGCGTTTGGGTTTGTTATACCCCGCAACGCCTAGCCTCTCGAACAGTTTAGCTGCATCCCGTACCTTCATTTCTTCGCCCTGGCTCCAGCCATGTTTGCCACCAGGGAGGGGTAAGCACTGCCTGACTTTTTCGCAAAAGCCTTTGCCGCACGTTTCTGGTTTGGACTAAGTTCTTTCGGCTTACCTAATCCCTTGGGTCTGGGCTTTTCGTAGACTGGTTTCATTTGTACACGCTCCTGGCTAAGTTGTTGTCCGCACGCTTACGAATTAACTCCGCAATCTCAGGGTCGCCCTTTTGTTCCTCGGTCGGGAGGAATAGCGCCCGCTTTCTGTCTAGGCTCCCGTCTGGTTCTACGAGATAGTAGACCGCGATGCTGTTTCTCGTTACCCCCTCTGGGCAGGTTATGGGTTTTGGAAGTCCGTGCCATTGTCCCTTTGTCTCAAACAGTACCGCACGATTGAACTTGCACCAGACCGACTCGGTAAACTGTTCTGGGTTCTCCCAGAATCCTAGTTCGCCGCCCCACTCTTGCTTCCAGTTCGGTGTTAGATAGACGATTAGGTTTAGATACCTCTGGAGTTCTAGCTTGGGGTGAATGTCGTAGTCTAGGTGGACGTTTAACCGACCGCCCCGCGCATGACTGTGTAAGCCACCACCGTGCAGGCCATAATCTGCCCGTACACTTCCAAGTTCTGCACAAAACTCTGGGGCAAGTAGGTTAGAAATCGCTCTGTAAGTGGCTGGGCCAAATGCGTTCCAGTTGTTACAAGTCTTTTTAACCTCGATTGGATTGTTGTATTCATGCCAGACATCCGAGTTGAAATCTGGGAACTCCGCAGCGATCTCTTCCGCATTGGGAAAGAAGTTGTCTATAACAATCACTTATGTGTTTACAACCTTTATGTCTAAACAAACCCCCGCAGCTTCTTTGCCGTTTCTTTCTAAAATGTCCATTGCTTTGTGGAGGCTGGCCTCACACTTTTTTTTATTGGTAAACAGTTCATCTGCCTTCCAGAAAGCACACTCAGCCGCGCAGAAAAACACGACCGCGACCCAGAAACTCATTTCTTTTTCTCCGGTTTGCCTTTCATAGAACCTGTCTCTTTGACAAATTCCTTGGCAACCTTTTGCGGGATTCCGAGTTTCTGAGCCATTTTCCCGCTTGAAGCTGCGGCCTGCATAAACCTGTTCTGGGCTTTAGACACACTAGGCATTTTTACTCCTCTTCCCAAGCATCGCAGACGTTCTCTTTAGCGCACTTGAACTCGAACACACCGCAGAAAACCTCGTCTTTACCCAGGCCGCAGCCCTTTAGCTGCTCGCCGTACTCACAGTTCCCGCACTTCTTGGTTCCATCGCTTGGGCCATAGTTTGCGGTGAGAATAGCTTTCTGCTTGTTGCCCTTGTTGATGATCTCGTCTTCAGTAGCAAGCGGACACTCAGAATAATCACCATCTAAGAGAGCCTCGCCCTTCTTGCCCATTTCCTTACCTGGGCCGAGAAGACCGATCATAATTGTTGGGCCTTTCACTTCTTGCCCTTTTTGGCAGGCATCTTGCCCTTTTTAGGCATTTTTCCGTACATGGTTATCTCCAGTGACAATTACCCACCCCGAGTTTAACCCTTTTTGTAAAACTCCGCAATAGCCTCCTGCGCCCTCCTCAGTTGTAGCTCGTAGCGCTCGGTGGAAATCTTCAGCCTCTGGGCTATGGAGTGGGGCCGATGGTACGGGTACTGGATGTAAGTAGCCTTCAGGATGCCCCTTTGTATGGTTGGAAGGGTTCTGACTATGTTTTCTACCTGTTCCCCCGCAATAAAATCTGGCTCGTACCTGGGTTCTTCCCCCTCCCAAACCTCGGTACTCTGATAATTACCCTCTGCGGAGGCGGCTTGAGTCTGTACGGGAGGGCCAACAGGCCCATACGCGCACCAGAAAGCCCAGTTTCTCAGGAGGTCTTCTGTTTGTCGGGAAACCATGCCGCCGCGAGTTCTGGTCTGTTTTGGGAAATCCAGGGATACGCCTCGTCTCTCAGATACCGCCAGTCTCTTCCTGTCGTAGCCCCGCCGACATGGTGGACATACGCACGACTAATGTAGTTCCTGAGACCCTTTTGCCGCATATCTATGCACTGCACATCGTCCGAATAGTTGTTTAGCGGAGGGAAGTCTATCCAGGCATCTCGGTGTATATACGCCGCATAAGGCGCGATTACGTCCACCTCACAGATAAAGTTTTCAGAGTCATGCTTGTTTTGGTTGTTCTTGTCGCCTTCGTGCCGGTAGCGAATGTTTTGCAAGCCCCTGGCAAAATCTGACCTACAAGCCACCCAGCCACGATTCTCCTCTGGAATTATGCTCAAGTCTTGCGTGAGGGTTTCCCAAAAAGTCGGGTTGAGAACCACATCATCGTTCAGAATCAGCAGGTCTTCGTGTTCCTGCATCGCAACATGGGCAGCAGCGTTATACGCATCCCCAAAGTTTTGGGCGGTATTAAGTAGGTTTATGGTTCTGTGCTTGGGTAGAACAATGTTGGAACCAGATAGGTAGACTGTCCAGAAGGTCGGCAGGTAGAAGGTTATGCTCGCGCAGAGAACCGGCAGGCACTTGCCTGAGGTAGTACAGATTACGACTGCGGACATTTTTCGTACTCCCCTACCCTGTGTCCTGCTTCAACCTTTAACAGTGGATTAGCCATAAGCGGCAGGTCACAGGTAAAAAACCGTAGCTTGTACTTCCACAACACATAAGAAAGGCTTATCTGGTCTTGCACCGACCATTTCTGATGCTCACCCCACCAGAAGGCGTTTAGATCGTCTCCCCAGTCCTTTGCTCTACAGATGACACCGGAGGCCCACAGACCCCAATCCGCAGGCATACCGCCCTTTTTATAGGCTTTGGCTTGGGCCATTATCGGTTCACCGTGATATTTCCGCATATCGTGAGACTCTTCTGCCTCGTCGTAGAGACAATTGCGCCAAGGATGCTTAAACATTGCCCAACGGTCTCTGGCCTGGTCAACCATGTATTCCGCAAAGAACCTGCTTGTAACCCGAATAGAGCCGTCTATCCAGATTGTGTGGTCGTAGCCAGGTGGAGGGTTTAGCTTGTAGAACCGCGACTCCATTCTGGGAGACTTCTGGCCTGTCGGTTCTGTAAATAACTTGAACTCGCAAGGAATAGACTGTTTGGGAAAGTCTTTTACGGGATCGTAATTCCCAAATATCGCGCTATAGACTAGGACGCGCATAGACGTATTCTTGCTTTGGGCCTTTTCCGGTGCGGTCTCGTTTCTCCCTGGTAAGTCTGCCGCGTTTACACATTGTATAAACCGCAATCTTTATGGTGCTTACTGGTAGCAGTAACGCCATTGAAATTTCATGCGCGGTTTTAGGTTCTATCAAAATTTCGGTAATTTTGTTATAAATCGTCATCGTTTCTCCAAAAAAAAGCCCCGTTCTTGGCGAGGCTTAACCCCTGTGGGGGGAGGGAGGAAACTAAGCATCGCCAGTATAGGTCGGATGGCAGCACGGCGCAAGATGCCCGTTAGGAGGCCACCACCCTTAAAAGCAGTATAACAGACTTATGAACAGTCAACAATCTTGTGTACCCAGCGGTTATTTTGCTTTCGCCAACCTATAACCCATATTTGCCAAGAGCATTTCCGAACTTCCGACAACAATTCTGCGCTTTCTATTTTCTTTACTCGGG